AGGAATTCTGACATTTCCCGACCCTGTTGTTTCTACACAAAAAACAAATTTACATTTTCGCATATCAACAATAGAATTTGTAGGTAAAGACATTCTAATTTGTCCATTAGGAGAAACAGCATTGGTTGTTTGGCATGGAATACGGAAACTCGCTGAAGAAACTCCGCTTAAAGTTCTTAAATTATAATTTAAAGCAGGAGGATAAGACATTATATTATAGATAAACAAATTTATTATTTTTTTAATTTTTTAATTTATTATTCTAATATTTCTACATCTTTATTAACTAAATGACAAACTGTCTTATTATGTCTTGATATATTATCCCTACATATCCAAGCATTACAAAAATCGCAATGTATTTTTTCTCTTTTTAATTTTGTTATTTCTTCTAAATTTTCTTTATAATATTCTTTTCTAAATTTTTGTTTTTCCTTTCTTGTCCTAATAGGACATAATTTATTTACACAATCATAGCTGTCTATATAATATCTTTCCTTTAATCTAATATTTATTTTTAATGTTTCTAAATCTTGATGTTCAAATTTTTCAATAGGTACATAACTATAATTATCTCTTTCTAAAACTTCAAAAGCAGTTGTATATTGTAAAGATTTACCTTCAATATAATTTTTATATTCTTTGCGATGCGTACATAATCTTTGAGATACTCTTTGAGTTGTACTACCATAATATATTAGTCCCGATTCATTACATGTAATTTTATATACATATCCTTTATAAATCATTATGTTATATTATTATATATTATGTTTTTTTCGGGTTTTGAACGGATTATTTTCCTAAATATTTAAAAAAGTATTTTTCTATATTATATAATGAAAAGTAAAATTTTATTAAAATTAATCTTTCAAAAAGTTTTTGATAATGATATAATCTATGTAATAAGCAAGTATCTCAAAAAAAAATGGAGTATAGACACTACCCATTTCAAAAAGTTTAAAATTAAGAATAGTAAGAGAGAGAAACAAAAACATAGTTTTCATTATTATTATCATTAGATTAAATATTATTCAAGCCATATAATATCATTTTTTAGATTCATTTTATAACAATAATAAAAACAATCAAAATTACATGCTTGTTTCCAGTTTTCAGGTATTTCACCATTTATTTTTTTTGTAAAATGTATTCTTTTTCTTGGAATAATAATTTGTATTCTTTTATCTTTCCATTTTCTAAAATATTGTGTATTTATTTTACTTGATGGAAATATTAAAATAAAAGGTTTATCTAATTCATATAATCTATTCATTACTTCTTTACTTAATGAAAAAGGAGGATTACTTACTATAACATCTCCTAAATCATTTTCAAAAAAATCAATTGGTTCATGTATAACATCAAAACCTAACTCTTTTAAATAATCACCACTTGACCCATCTCCATAAAATGCTTCCCATATTATTTTGTCTTTTGGTATGTATTGCATTATATTTTCAAAAGCATATTTAGGGGTCATATAATCATCATGTTTTATAAATGTTTTTGTATGAAAACCAGCCATTATATACATTATTTATTTTTTTATTTTGGTGATTTTAATCCTTTCTTTTTATATTTTAAATATAATTGATTGTCTTGGTTTATCTTTTCTTTATTATTTTTTATACCATCATATGTTTTCATTATAAATGCATAAATCCTCCCATATGCCCATTGTTCCTCACTATTAACGGATTTTCTTACTGATGATGGATTGGTTCTAAAAGCTCCAACGCCTCGGTCAAAAATTTCATCTAAATCCTTTTTACTTATTCCAGTTAATCTTGTTAAACTTGCTTTACTATGCGATTTATCTTTATCTAATCCAAATTTACGATTAAATTTCTGTTTATTTGTTGCCATAATATATATTATGAATTATAATAAAATATATTATGAAAATAATAAGGAGCATATAAAACAACTTGTTAGAGATAGATATAAAATGAAAAAGGATGAGATAGATAAAAAAGAACAATGTAATTTATGCGGTAGGATAGTTATAGGTAGAATGATAAAGAAACATTGGGATACTGCAATATGTAATAGAATAAAAAATAATAAAATAGAAAAGAAAAAAAAGATTAAAAATGTTCCCGAGTTCCCATTAATTAAAATAAAAAAAGATGGATGGGTTGATTTTAAATAAATTATTTATTCATAGAAATATTATAATGTTCGCTTAAAGTTGCTACATCAGTGCCTCTATTATTAGATATTTTTTTTAATTTATTCATTGTATTTGGTTTTATATCTGCATCATGTATCATTACTTTTGCGATTTTTGTTTCTCCTAATTTATCAATTGATTTATTTTTTACATAAGTCCCGATATTTTCCTTTATTAAAGGGTCTGTATAATCCTCATTATACATCAAAAAAGGAAATATAGCTTGTTTTTCTCTTTGTTGATATACCTTTTTTAAAGCATCTGTAAATTTAGCATTTGTAATACGGTTTGTTTTTCTACCATAAGTATTATAAGTTTTATAAGTATGTCTAATATATAAAATATAACTTTCATTTATAATTAAATAATTAATATTTGGGTCTTGCATTTTATTTTTACTATCTAATATCATCAAAATTAAATCAAGATTTCTTACATTTAAATTTATCATTAAATAGTTCATAACATAATTTTCATATTCTTCATTTTCATATAGTTTATTTAACTTATATTTTAATTCTTCCGCTGTTGGTAAAATATCAATTAAACATTTATTTTTTTTAACTCTATCTCTATGTAATTTAATTTTCATTTCTTTTCTTACTTCATCAATAATTTTTAATTTATCATCATCTTTTTCATGTTTAATAATTAAATAATAAATATTAATTAATCCAGCCTTTGTATTATCTTTTAAATAATTAACATCTTGAATAATATTTATTAAATCATTAACATCATAATCAATAATATCATTCATATTAATTACACGCTTTAACAATTTATAAGCATTATTATATGTTTTTTTTGTACCATCTGTTTTATCTTTTAAAATATCCTCCATTATTTTTTCTTCATTTGTAAGAACAATCAAATTTTCTTTCTCTTCCATCATTTTATTATATATTAATAATAATTTTCTTTTATATTATTTTTAATATATATATTATTTATTTTTTAACTAACTAACTAACTAAATAAGGCAATTTTCGGTAGGTTGAGTAAAACTATCCTTAATCTTAATATTAGTATATACCCCTTGTTTTGAGCCTTGTATCCTTTGTTTTCCTGAATATCCTATCCCATGTTTTTTAATTTCTTTTATTAGATGATGATTTTTAATTATTTGTTTTCCATCATGAATACTATCATTTACATAATTAAGTATTTCTGTTTTATGTATTTTATCTTCTGGATTGTCGCTAAATTCATATTTATATAAAATACAGCTATCCAATTCATCATAATCATCCATAATTTTTTTAAATGAATTTTCATTTTTTTCGGGTATTTCTAATTCTCCATGATTATAATGGTCAAGTAAAATATAAAAGTATGCATTTTTATAATCCTCATCATCAAATCTATTTTCAAAATTATCTACTCTTTTATAATAATGTTTTGTTTCATCTACATCCTCATCATACTTTTTAAATTTACTATTATAAAATTGAACTATTCCACGCCTTTCAACACCTTTACAACTTCTTAAATTAAAATCTCTATTTCCACAAGTCATCAATTTAGCTTGAATTGGTTTTACTATTTTTGTACCAAATAAAAGTTCGCAGTCTATTTTTGTACCATCAACAAAATCTTTTAAAAAATCACCATCTAACTTCTCATCTTTCATTTCTTCAATATAAGCCAGTCTTATGGGTTCTTCTAATAATTGTCGTAATTGTTTATGTCTTTTTGAATAATTAACGTTAAATGTTTCAGCTGATAGTTTTTCTGTATAAATAGGAAATATTTTACCATGTATATTTAATTCAGTTGATTTTCCATTTTCAGCTGTATATCCAATATTCATTTTCATTTTCTGTTTAGGATTTTTACCCGATAAACAATATGCCAACCATGATATAGTAAAGCTTCTATCAATATGGTCTGGTTGAACTTTTATAAAAAAATCCATTACATCATCAAATATTTTTTGAGGGATATCTTTTCTTTCTTTTAAATTCCAATCTAAAATTTTAGAAACATAATCGTCTTTTCTTCTCAGTCTTGATTCTTTTTTGTCTAACATATAAACCCTATTTTTAAATTGAATATTATATAATTGTTCATCATTTACATCAAAATCAATATCTAATAAATTAGGAGATAATAACATTTTTAATGCATTCAAAACATTATTAAGAAAAGCTACTTTGCCTAATTGTTTTTTAATATTATTCATATTTTTCTTTTTATTTTCTATTGATTCTAATTCATCCTTTTTCTTTTTTATTTGTTTTTGTACATTATTTTTTTCTTGGTCTGTTAATTCTGATAAATCGTCATCCTTTTTATCTTCGCATTCTTCTTCAAGTTTGCTAATTTCATCCTTTAAATTTTTTGTTTGTTCTTTTAATGGTTTAAAAACTAAATCTAAAAATTTATTTGTTAATTTCCAAACTTTATTTTTTATTAAATTATCAATATTATTACCAACTAACCATTGTCCTTCATGATAATAATATAAATTGTCCTTACTATAAATAACATCATCTCCTACTAATTCAATAAATAATGTCGCAATGTCTGTTTCTGTTCCAAGTCCAATAAAATTTTTTTTTTCTTTGGCTAAAATTTCAAAATATCCTTCTTGGTTAGACATTCTACCATAATATTTTAATGTTCCACCTGTTAATTTATCATATTTATAAGCATTATCCCAGCATTTTTCAAAAGCCTTTAATTCATAATTATCTGTTTTTTGACTTATTTTTCTAGCAAATTCCTTATCTAAATCTTCGTTTGCCATAGCTGTCATTATTCTCCACCATGAACTATAATCTTCAATATATTCAGGAGAAATCAAATCAATAATTTCATATATTGTATTATCTATTTGTTCATCATCTTTTATTATTTTATCAGGGTTTTCCTTTTTAAATTTTTCATTTTTCTGTTTTGGATATTTTATATTTATTTTTATATTTTCTTGCTGTTCTTTAATTTGTTTAAATTCTTCTAATAATTCATCGGGCAAATCTAAATAAGCTACATCATTATCTATTGTATATTTACTACCATCCTCGCATATAGAACCAGCACCAAAAACAATTGCATCATCATTTCTAATATCTATTTTTGGAGCTATATTAGTTGTTGTTTTCCAACTTGGATTATAATTATAATATAAATGATAACAACCTGACCTTGTTTTTACTCTAAATGTATTTATTAATTCAGGATGTTTATCACAAAAATTATTATAAATATCAAGGTCGTCAAAATCAATAACAGTAATATTATTAATTTTACCTGTTAAAACAGAAAAAATTTTATCTTTAACTTTATTATATTTTTTTTGATTGTTTTTAATTTCCTCAATTTCTTTTTTCCAATCAACAGTAAATAAAACATCTTTTTTTAATTCTCCTTTTTTATTTTTTTTAAAATCAATAAAAGGAAGCGTAAAGGTAATTAACTGAGGGTTCGCCATATAATTATTCATATTAATATTCTTTTAAGTATATTTATAAATTATTAATAATAACTATGAGAATTGAAATTACTCATTTCTTTTACTAATTGATTAATCTTATGTTGTTTTTGTAGTGCTTTATATTGTTCTATTGTCATTTGAGGTTGAGGTGGAGGTTCATGGCGTACAAGTTCGGGTTTTGGTATTTCTTGGTTGGGAACTTGGGAACTATTAATTGCTTTTTTTTTCCTTGATTTTTTAGTTTTTATAATTATAGCTTCTTCATCACTAGAACTATCGCTATCTACTTGTAATACTATCTTTTGCTTTTTCTTTTTTACTTTCTTTTCTACATTTTTTTTTGCTACAACTTTCTTTTTTGGTACTTCTTCAATATCTTCAACAAGTTCCTCATTATCCTCAACAACTTCCTCTTCAACAACGGGTTTTTGTTTTTTATAAATATCTTTGACTTTTTTTGATACTACTTTTGTTGGCTTGTTTTTCTCTTGTTTCTTTGCTCTTGCTTTTTTTAAATTTTCAGCTAATTTAAGTTTTTGTTCAGGTGTTAATACTCTTTTTTTTTTAGGTTTTTCTTCTATTTTAACTTTTACATTTTCCGTTTCAATTTCTTCATCGCTTTCTTCAATTATTTCATTATCACTACTATCGCTCATTTATTATATAATAATATATTATTATTATTTTTAAAACATTAATATAAAATAAAATTATTCCTTATCCATGATTATTTCTTCGGGTTTTTGTTCAGCATCTTTTAATAATTTTCTTATATCATTTATATTTATAAATGTATCCATATTTTTCCTATATTTTTTTTTAGGGTCTTTTGGACTATAATCAATTATTAAAAAATCATATTCATTATCTTTTGTAGCTATATGTAATAACATGTAGAACTCATCCTCAGTAATATCATCTGCTAACTCTTCATAATATTGTTTTAATTTTTTCTTATCTTTTGTTGGTTTAATTGCGACTATCGTAGAGTTTTCTCTTACACATCTACTCAATCCTCCGTGAGTACTTATCGTCTGGGATAATATTGCTAAACTACATCCTAAAACACCATCTCTATGCTTTCCTAAATGGCGGTGGGTCAAACATAATTTACTTAAATCTCTTGCTCCTCTACCAATCATGAGGGATGTTCCCACTGAGTCATCTACCAAAACAAATATTCTAGGATATAAATTTTTAAATGGTTGAATCGGTTTTATTAAATTCCCATTTTCATTAATAATTTCATTTTCATAATATAACTCCATATTGTCCATAATTAATTCATTTTTATTTTTATTCCTTTTCAATTCTTTATATACTTCTAATTGAGATAAATAATTATTAACAGCATCAGCCATATCTTGTATTTTTTTTTCTATTAATGCAGGACTATTTTGGTCGGGATATAATACATCCTCTTGTTCATTAAAATTTGGCATAGTACTAAACATGTCCCGATTACTATGAAATGTTGGAGATACTAAAATTAACCTATCTAAAACCCCGTCATCAAATAACTCTTTTATTAAACTTGTTGCTAAAGAAGTTTTTCCCCCTCCACGTTTTGCTACAATATACATTAATGTATTTAATTTAAACATGTTAGGTTTTGTAGGAATAGTAAATGCACTTTTACCTAATAATTTAATTTTCATATCTTTTACCTTTTTTAATTTAACATCCATAATTATAAATATAATATATATATTTTATTATTTTGTTATATATTATGAATTATCATTAATTAAAGTTAATAATAAATTTTTATTAGTTAATACTTGGCTACTTAATGTATTAATGCTTATATCTGTTGATGATTTATTACTTGTTATTACATTTTCTAAATTATTAATGCTTGTATCTGTTAATGTTTTATTATTTATTATATTTTCTAAATTATTAATAATTGTATCTAAACTATTAGTATTTATATCAATTGTATTTTTATTACTTGTTATTAAACTTTCTAATTCACTAATTTTTAAATCTGTTGCTGTTTTGTATTCTTGGAATGCCTTTATTATATATGGTGTAAAATTACTATAATCAAGACCATAATAAAACATTTTTCCTGAAGCATCACACGGACAATCACTATGAAAATCAGGATTATTAGAACAATATGTTTCTTCAAA